GCTGAGATGTCCGAGTGGTCTAAGGAGGACGACTTAAGATCGTCTGTGCTATGCACGCGCGGGTTCGAACCCCGCTCTCAGCATATCGCACTCATAGCTCAGTGGTGCTTGAGGTCAGGGGTTCGAAACCCTTTGAGTGTAACTTGATTAAAAAGAATATTGTCTAATCACAAAATGAATAAGGACCGTCGTGCCGTCGTTATTCATGATGTGGCGTCTTTACTATTTCTCGCACCATTCTCAGCATTATGTGTGGCTGATGTATTTTTTAACTATAAAGTGTACCCCATGTTTATAACACACGCTCTCACAACATATATGTCGTATGATCTCGCATGGATAATTCTTCAACCAAAAGTTATACACACTTTTAGAAATTTAATCATACTTCACCATTTAGTGTGTCTTCTAGCTCTTATTAGACCTCTTATGTACCCCGAAGAGGCTTTTATACTTAGTTTCGCAGGTCTAGTTGAAATTGATACATCTTTATTAACCATTCGAAGACTTACTCCTAGAGATAGTTTTTTGTACCCAACGATAGACCAAATGTATCATGCATCTAATGTAATCATTCGAGCTGGTTATGAGACCTGTATGACACTGTTACTATGGGTATTATATGCACGTGAGAGTATGTATACGAAATTACACGTTCTTGGATGTCAGTATTTCATAAATATTTTCAGTTGTGGCATCTGTGCACTTACTTTTTCGAAGAGGAACCCCGCTTTGAAGGAGAAGGAGACTTAGACTTGTTCTTGTTCTTGTTATTTTTCTGGTTGTACTTGAAATTTTTCGGAGCGTAGCCGCCTTCACTCTGTCGCATAAAGTAACCCCGAACCATTTCGTTACTGTTGTTGTACATTTACTATACTTTAAGAATTAAATCTAGTGTACTGATAGTATGCAAATTTTCATAAAGACACTCACTGGAAAAACTATCACGTTAGAGGTTGAGTCTTCAGACACGATCGACAACATCAAGGCTAAGATTCAAGATAAGGAGGGAATTCCACCCGACCAACAGCGACTTATTTTTGCTGGTAAACAACTCGAGGATGGACGCACTCTAGCTGATTACAATGTTCAAAAGGAATCAACCTTGCACCTAGTTCTCAGACTCAGGGGTGGTTTATTTATCTAACGTTATTACAGAATGTGGATGTACCTAATAATTCTTTACGCAGTTCCATATTGTTCTTTAAGACTGGTACTCAAAGAACGGATAAGAAGGGGGATGTCACCTAGAGGATCATCAATAAGCTTAAGGGATACACCTGAGGAAAGAATAGATGCCTCTCGGGGTTAAGAAGCTTTCATTTGATGCTCATTTGCCTACTCGTGGTTCTGATGGTGCTGTGGGATATGATTTATATAGCTCCGAGGATGCGACTGTACCGTGTAGAGCGGGGCGAGCTTTAGTCGGCACTGGTATCGCTCTTTCTATACCAGATGGTCTGTATGGTCGTGTAGCTCCTCGTTCTGGTCTAGCTGTGAAGCACTGCATCAATGTTGGTGCGGGTGTTATTGATCCCGATTACACCGGTGAAGTCAAGGTCGTCCTATTTAATCATGGTGCGGAAGACTTTGAAATCAAGAAGGGTGATCGTATCGCTCAACTTATTTTGGAAAGGTGTGATACACCTATAATCAAGGAAATTGGTCTACTCGAAGAAAGCCTAAGGGGTGATGGTGGTTTTGGATCTACGGGCCGATAAACCATAAATCTTCGGGTCTAGGCATAAAAAGCATGCCGTGACGCATGGTCATGTACAATTTCGCCTTGTTAATGTTCGGGTAAGTCCACAATATCCACCTTTCCCAATATTCTGCCCCATAGTAGTCATCCCAATCCTCCTTGGAACTTTTATCAATTTTCATCATCTCTCTATGAATCTCATACGGATCCCTCTCCACTCGCAGCTCCTTAGGAAGGATAGCACCCTTTCTAATGAGATGTGCACGCATGAGTTTAGGATTACCATGGTCTGGGTAATGTTGAACTGAGCGATCTCCAAAATCGATGGCTCTCATGTTAGGTAAAGTCACCCGGAGTTTATGGGTCACCGAAGGACTGGGTTGGATAACGACATGCATCGTATATAAGGAAAAGGGTTTTTATTATTACATGTTTCACTACACGTCTCAAGACGGAACGCTCATAAAGGTTGGTGAAAATGCTAAAGAAAATGACCGATTGACCCTGTCGAGTGCACCACAACACTGGTGGTTTCATGTGGCTGGATGCTCTGGTGCACATGTTGTCGTATGCCACGACGGACCACAACTCCCCAAAGAGACTAAGAGGGATGCACTGGTTCTCGCGGTGCATCATAGTAAAGCGCAGGATACTAAGATGTCATGTGTCGACATGACGAGGGTTGAACATGTCGTATGGGTACGTCAGGCTGGAAAGGTTAAATTAACGGGTGAGGTTGTAGAACTTACGGTTTTCATGCGAAGAGAAAAAGAGCGACTCGAGAGACTATTGTCATCTAAAGTAAACTTGTGTAAAGTCCAGCAATATAATAAACATCTTTAAAACCTAGACCTTCTAATTTCTCTGCCGCAAATCTGGCCCTCTGTCCAGTGTTGCAGTAGACGAGTAATCCTCTCTTAGGGAGTTCCGTCACAGTTTTTTCGTTAATTTTATCGACTGGGATGTGAAGCGCTTTGGGATAATGACCCATACGCCATTCTGTAGCTGTGCGGACATCGATGACCACCTTTATCTTACCCTCCTTGATGAGTCTTTTGGCTTCCTCGGAGGAGATGAGATTTTGACCGAAGTATGTATAGGCTGTAAGAGCGGCGAGACCACCGACAACAACGAGAGGTATCATATAGTATCTACTTTTATTTTTATAATTTAAAGTTTAAAGTCGTCCACACTATACGAACAACAAATGGTTGAAGACACGTTTGACAAATACATTATGGAGTTTAAAAATGCTTGCCCCGACAATTTATGTGATGAAATAATAAATTGGTTTGAAAGTAATGATTGTAAAAAGAAACCAGGAAAAACCACCGGTTCTGATGGTGGTATTGTAAATAAATTAAAACGGACAACTGATGCACATTTTGACATGAACATACCTTACCAATATAAAATAGGTTGTATTATCATTTATATTTTAACAAATGGGAAATTTAAATACATTGAAACCTGTAAAACTAAAAATCTAGATAAAGAAATATCTACACCAAATCCATGTATGTTTCCAATTGATATAATCCAGTCATACTTAATTAATTGTATCGAAACTTCACCCCAAATGCAAAAATATGGTGAAGGTGATTATTTTAATTGGCATACCGATTATAGTGCCACAGAACAAAGATTTTTGGCGTATATTTTATATTTAAATGATGTAGATTCGGATTCCGGCGGTGAAACAGTTTTTATATCAGGTAAACGCATCAAACCTGAAAAGGGTAAGTTGTTGGTTTTTCCGGCTTCGTTAAATTACATCCATAAGGGAGAAACAATTAAAAAGGGATCTAAGTATATACTTACCTCATTTAGTATGTTACCAGACGTTCCAAACTTTAGTTTAGAGTGATCCGTCTCGAACCAGTGCTGCTTCTAAAAGATTTACAGTAATAAAGGATAGGTGCATCCATAGTATAAAATGGCTCTCGGTAAGAAAGAAGCCGAAACCACAGCTCGTCTGACACATGAGGAACGTGAAGTTCGATACTCAGAGAGTCGTGCGGCGGCTTCAGCCGCGGCACTTCAGAGTGAAAAAGTTCGTTACAAGTCAAAATGTAACCCGGATAGGTTCAAGGAGTTCCTCGAACACCGACTCACAATTTGGGATGACCTAAAGGACAAGACTTTCCACGGAAAACGTATGTATAACAAAACTAAAGAAGTTCTAGAGGGTTTAGCGCACTAATGATTGAATCTTCCTTTTCTTGGATTCTTGTACACGTTTGTTGAGTTCGAGAGCTTCTTCCCACCGCCCCGCTAGTTTTATACGGCGTTGTGTGTTCGCAATCATTCTCATGAGGGAAAATCCTTTACGAATACGTTTAAAAGATTCATCGACCGTTCTGTCTACTATCTGAACACGTTCGATTTTATAATGTTTCATCTCATTTTCCGCTTTAGACAATTTAACATTCAGTTCTTCAACCTTGCTCTGAAGTGATGTAATGAAAAGCTTCTGCTTCTTGACTTTCATGTCATCTGACTTGCTACGAAGCTTATCTTGCAATTCTAAGATGATTACTTTTTGCTTCTTAATCTTTGCATTCTTCTTCTTCACGACCTTGTCAATCTCTGGTCCAAGGTCTACAACAAACTTAGACGTCCTGCGGGGTCTTGAGGAAGATTTTACCATTTTATCTTAATTTTTCAATATCACAATTGACTTAGGCTTTAGTTACCGAACGCGACACCAGCCATACCATTCTTGATACGAAGAATGTTATAGTTGACCGCATAGACACGGTGAAGCTGGTTTCCGCCAGTGGGGTTGTTGAGTACGAGCTTCGCGTTATCGATACGGGAAAAGTTTAGGGAGCCAGTAGGTTGCATTTTGCTCATGGTGAGACAGAAGGGCCACGAGAAGGTGGGAACATTATCGATGGCAGCATCGGGAAGATCGGTACAGTGCATCTCAGCAACTACATCGTGATGATACACACCCGATGTGTTTTCGAAAAGAGAAGTACCATTAATATAAAGAGACGCAGTATCGAAGTTGTATTCATTCGTGTAATCCGCATCAGCCGCCTTACCAGACACAAGATGGAGGGATTTGACTGGGTGGTTAAAATAGCTTAGGTCAATATCGGTGTCAGTTTTGGTAGCAAGTTGGCTCTGGGTCTGGGTGATGAGAAGTTCGTGATCAGTATCGGTGAAATACTGGCGCTCATCGGTATCAAGGTAAATGTAGTTACCATAGACCTTGGGTGTGCTATTAGGGGTGAAACCATCACGGCACTTGACACGAATCTCAACATCGTGATATTGGAGGGCCACTAAAGGAAGTGATTTAGTCCAGTCTTCACCAAAGAAGAAAGGAATCATGTAGTAATTGCCAGAGTGGTTACCCTTACGAGTATTAGTGGTGACCGCAAAACTTGCCTTGGCACCAGAATCCCTCATGAGAGTATTGTGAACGCCTTGGATATAAAGAGAATCGAGCTCGGACACCTTCTGACCACCGATCCAAAGCTGGAACTCTGTGGGATTAGATGCATTCTGAGAAAACAAACCATCCGCGTTGGTCCCGACCTCGGCGATACCAGTAGCTTCGATCCATATGTAGCTCATGAGATCACCCTTCGAACGAATGGGAATGGTAACTTCATTGGAAGCACCGAAGGTTCCGATGTAATCCATGCGCTCAGGCTTCATGGCGAAGTTAGTATAGCGCTTGTAGTTCTGACGAAAAAAGCTGACCTG